AGCTGCTCGGCGCCCTGGAGAAGATGATATCCGACGCGGTCGCCATAGCGCCCGAAGGCGCAGACATCACCATCGAGGCCCTGGCCAACAAGGGCAGTGTGTCCAGCGTGCACGCCGAGTACATCGCCATGGCGAACGCGGAGATTTCCAAGGCCGTCCTCGGACAGACCCTGACCACCGAGATCGGCGACAAGGGCAGCTACGCCGCGTCCAAGACCCACAACATGGTCCGGGAGGATCTGGCCGCCGCCGACCGCCGCCGGATCGCGGCCGCCTTCAATCGGCTGGCCTCGGTCTTCACGTTCTACAACTTCGGCGCCGAGGTGGCCCCCCCGGTCTTCTCGTTCGTGAAGGACGAGGATCTCCAGCCCGCCCGCGCCAAGCGCGACGTGGACCTCTACTCCATCGGCTGGCGGCCGAAGAAGAGCTACATCGCCCGCGAGTACGGGATACCCGAAGACGATTTCGACCTGGCGAGCGCCCAGCCCGCCGGATTCACGCGCGCCGCATCGGCGCTGATACCCGAGAGTGAGCACCCGGAGGACTGTTCCTGCGGATGCCGCGACGACGCGGACGAGCGCCGACCGGCCAAGAAGAGCCCCGGCCTGTTCGCCCGCATAGCTTCCCTGTTCTCCAAAACCAAGGAGGACAAGGAGCGGGAGAAAGACGACCGGCTCGTCGGTGACTTCGAGAAGTCGACGATGAAGGCGGCCCAGGAGGAAACGGATGAAGCCGTCGACGCCCTTATCGGGGCCGCAGGCTCGGCGGAGACTTTTGAAGATGCGATTGCGGCTATTACGACTGCGTATGGTCGCCGCTCTCCTGCGCGGTGCGCGGCTCTGCTTGACGAGGTTCGATATGCGGCAAGCCAGGTAGGAGCCCGCCGTGGCTGATCGTATCCCCGATCCTGCCGAGGCCAAGCGCTACCTCTCGCGCAAGGTCGTGGTGGAGCCCGAAGACTGGGACGACCTGAAGCGTGGCGAGCACGCCCACGCCTTCACCGTCGCCCATTCTCGGGACGCCGCCGTGCTGGACGATATCTTCGGGCTCCTCAATGACGCCATGGCTAATGGCGAGAGCTACGAGACCTTCCGCAAGGGCCTGCGCGGCCTCATGGAGGACAAGGGCTGGTACGGCAGGCAGGACAAGGGGCCGGAGGACGAGGAGTACATCAACTGGAGGACGAAGCTCATTTCCCACGTCAACCAGCGCACCGCCTACGAGGCGGGCCGGTATCGCCAGCAACTGCGCGGCGCCGCGCTCCGGCCGATCTGGGTCTACAAGTCCAAGCTCGTCGGGAGCAATCGCCGCCAGGACCACGTGGCCCTGCACGACAAGGCGCTCCGGTACGACGATCCCTTCTGGGACACGTACCGCCCTCCGAACGGCTGGGGCTGCGAGTGCTCGGTGGTGACCCTGAGCGAGTCGGGCGCCGAGCGCGAAGGGATCGAGGTGATCTCGTCCGGATCCGACGGACAGCCCCCGGCGCTCATGGGGCCGGACGGCCGTATGGTCGACTGGGACGAGTTCGCGCCCGAAGAGTGGCGGTACAACCCCGGCCGCGAGGCCCTGGCGCCGAACTTCGGCCGCTACGAGAACCTCGCCCGGACACGGATGCCGGACGGCCGCACCGCCCTGCGCCACGTCGTGGATCGCTACCGCGCCGACATGGACGGCACGCGCATGACCGAGGGCGAGTTCAAGAAGACCCTGGACCGCATGGCCGAGAAGGACTACGCACCCCAGGAGATTCTCTACCAGGTGGGGAACCTGGACGCCGACCGCTTCGCCGCCATGGAGAAGGCCGGGGTTGGCGATTCGCGGGTCATGGTATCGGACACCGACCTGTATCACGGAACCGCCGACAAAGTGGCGGATCAGAAGATTCCGAAAGACCGGTTTGAAGAGCTATACGAGACGCTTCAAAGCCCGGAGCGAATCTATGAAAACACCGAGCCGAAGTATCCGCGTCTCGGGAAGGAATATCACTTCGTCAAGGATACGAAAGACGGCAAGGCGATCACGGTCGTACTTCGCCGCCTGGGCGGGACGGCTTTGAGAATCAGGACCATGGGCTGGATTGATGACCATCATTCGGGGGCGCCGTATGAAAAAGTATGGTGACCGCCCGGCGGGATTTGAACCCACTGCATTCCAGACCGGTGTTACCCGGCAAGGCCCGGCTCCGATTAGGGTCCTAGGCGATCACCGTTTCAAGTATAGCGCCGCTTCGCGCGGCGATCAAGGAGGAAGGGCATGATCCTGCAACGAGACCCGCGCATGCGGGAGGAGATCAAGAAGAACGGCTGCTACCTGATGAGCCTGCTCTATCTCGCCAACAAGCTGGCCAACGTGCCGCTGTCGGCGGAACTCATCACGGGCGACCTGTTCAACGTGTTCGTGGCCAACGGCTGGATGAACGGGAATTGCTACATCCTGAACCCGGAGCGCATTCTCCGGTACTTCGGCGTGGAGGCTTCCTATACCGGCGTCCACGAGAAGCCCGACCGGCCCTGCGCTTCAGGGGAGATCGAGGTCCTCTACTTCAAGCACCCGACGGCAGGCGGACACTTCGTCGCCGGTGACGGAGAAGGGCACGTCGCCTTCGATCCATGGGGCGTCAGTCGCTCGGCGACCGAGGGCGTGCTGGAAAGCAAGCGGGTTTTCCGGATTAAAGCCGTTTCGGAGGCGAAAGTATGAAAACGCCACAGAAGGCCGTAGGCGCGTCCGAAAGGCTTTGGGCGAGCTTTCCCCCGGATTTTTTATTTAAAGCTGAATTAAAGCCAATTAAAGGCCTCTCCGGGCAAATCGCAAGCGCTGTCCGGGTTGCTTTTTCGGTTTTGACCGGAAAAAGGGGGTTGCATGCCTGAGATCATGATTTTCAAGACCGGGAAGTATCCGCAGGGCGACTGGCCCAAGGAGCGGGTGCAGCGGATGGTCGACGCCTACGATCCGGACAAGGGCATCGAGGCGGCGGTGGTGATCGGCCACAGATTCTACGCCGATACCGACGAGGCGCAGTTCGCCCACGGGTGGGTCAAGAGCCTGCGCATGGACGGCTCCGGGAAGGTCTACGCGGACATCCCCGAGTTCTCCTCGGACGCCAAGAAGGCGATAGCGGAGAAGAAGCTCCGCTACGTGTCCTCGGAGATATTCGAGTTCGACAAGCTCGACCCCGACCAGCCGCCGTACCTGCGCGCCGTCGCGCTCCTGGGCCGGGACACCCCGGCGATTTCCACCACCCGACTCCCGAGTCTCTTCGGCCTTCTGGGCGACGGGGCGATGAGCACGGTGGACGAGAAGCAGCATATCGCGGCCTTCACCCGCAAGGTGAGCGCCGAAGAAATGAGCACCCTGTCGTCGGAAGGACGGCAAGAGGAAACCCAGAACCTACAGGAGGAAGACATGGGTGAGGTTGAGAAACTGCAGGCAGAGCTTGCGAAAAACAACGAACAGCTCGCCGCCTTCCGCAGGGAGAACGAAGAGCTGAAGTCCGCCGGGAAAAAGAACGACGCGACCGCTTTCTTCGGGAAGCTGCGGGACGAGGGCAAGCTCGCCCCGGCGCTGTTCGACCGCGCCGTGGCGTTGGACGCGAAGCTCGGCGACGAGGACCGCAAGGAATTGCGCGCCCTGTTCGGCGAGCTTTCCACCACGGTCGACCTGACCGGCGCGCACGCGGCGGACAAGAAGAAGGCCGGAAACCCCCAGGCGGGAAGCGCGCCGCTCACCGCCAAGATCAAGGCCTTCCAGGCCGAGAAGAAGCTGGCCACCTTCGCCGACGCGGCCGCCGCGCTCTACGCGGAGAAACCCGAACTTTTCGATGAGGAAGGAGATCAGGCATGAGCAATCGCAGACCGTACATCGCCGAGTCGGCCATCGCCCCCGGTACCGGAGTGGTCCAGGGGACGGCCGAGAACCAGGTCAAGGCTCCGGGCTCCGGCGGCTCGGGCGACTTCATCGGGGTCTACCCCTTTGAGGCCAACGAGGCCAAGGCCGCCGGAGACTCCGTCGGCATCGCCATCGACGACGTGGTCAAGGTGCTCGCTGGCGGTTCCGTGACCGCCGGGAAGAAGGCGGCCCTCAAGGCCGACACCTCCGGCACCTTCGTCAACGTCGCCACCACCGCCGGGGCGCATCCGACCTGCGGCACGTTCCTCCAGTCCGGCTCCGCCGGGGAGTACGTGGACATGATCGTGGAACGCGGAAGCGTTACCGTCCCGGCGTAAGCCAAGGAGGAGAGTGAATTATGGGCAGAGAAAAAGGATTCGTCAGTCCGCTCATGAGCAATCTCGCGAGCGACCATTCGACCAAAGTGCGGGAGGGCCTCGTCGGCCCCATCATCTTCCCGCGCATCCCGGTGGGCAAGCCCTCCGGCAAGTACGCGACCTTCAGCGCGGAGACCGCCTTCAAGGTCCCCGATACCACCATGGCCGGGGAACGCGCCCGCGCGGCGGAGTTCGCCGCCGCTGGCGAGATGGTCTCCTTCGCGACCAGCGCCCACGGCCTGAAGAGCTTCATCGACGAGGCCGACCTGGAGTTCATGGACGGCCCGTTCAAGCTCTGGGAACGCCGCAAGGTGGAACTCCTCACGGCCAAGCTGGAGCTGGCCCAGGAGAAGCGGATCGCCGACACGATCCTCGCCCTCGCGGGCCGCTCGGCAACCCTTTCCGGGACCGGCACGGCCAAGACCAACAAGTGGGCCAACGCTTCCGACACCATCGGCGGCGACCCCTACGCGGCCATCGTCGACGCCATCGCCGCCCTGTTCTACAGGCCGAACCTGATGGTGATCCCCGAGGCCGTCTACGACGCCATCGAGTTCCACCCGCGCCTGATCAGCAAGCTCGGCGAGGCGAACCTCGTGAAGAAGGTGGACGAGGCCAACCTCTCCAAGCTCTTCCGGATCGACCGCGTCGTCATCGCCAAGGGCAAGGCGGACTTCGGGAAGCGGAACAGCTCCAAGACCGTCACCCTCTCCGGGCTCTGGGGCAACAACGTCGTGCTCGCGTACGCCAGCGACGTGTGGGACGAACCCTGCGCGGGAAAGACCGTGTCGGTCAATTACCCGCAGGCCGACAACAACGGCTTCGTGGTCCGCACCTGGGACGAGGAAGACGGCGGCGTTCTGGGCGGCGAGTACGTCCAGGTCGCGCACGATACGGCGGAACTCGTAGTCGCTCCCGAGCTGATCTACAGCATCAAGGACGTGCTCTAAGCACGAAGGACGGAGTCAAGTTATGGCCTACTGCACCATCACCGACCTGCAAGACGCCTATGGCGAGGACAAGATCAGCGCCTGGAGCCGCATGGATCCGGACGCGGTGGACAGAGCCATAACGGACGCCGGGGCCGAGATAGACGGATATCTGCTTTCCGGCGGGTATCCGGTTCCACTGGAAGGCCCGCCCGCGAACGTCAAGAAGTATTGCATCGACATCGCCGCCGCCAACCTCATCGTGGGCGTCGGCGTCTTGAAAGACGATCCCGGCGGAACCGCCGTGGTCGAGCAGGCCAAGGCGGCCCGGCGCTACCTGGAGAAGGTGGCGGAGGGCAAATTCCGGATTCCCGGATACGCCCAGGAAGGCGAAACCTCGCGGCCCCCGTCGGGGAACGTGCAGGTGTCGTCCAGTCCTCGGCTTGATCTTCGGGGGTACTGATGGCTGGAACGGGAATAGAGGTCCGGTTCGACGAGCGGGAGTTCCAGGCGATTCTGACCGCCCTCTCGCGCGCCGCCATGCCGGACCTGAAGGCCATCGCCGACTTCGCGGGCGGCGAGCTTGACTACATCGCCAAGCAGGCCTTCGAGAAAGAACAGGACCCTGTCACCGGGGCGGCGTGGAGGCAGCTGAAAAGACCGCGCAAGGACGGGTCGACAAGGCCAATTCTGAACGCGGGCGGGCAGCTCAAGCGCTCCCTGGTGTGGGAAGCATTTCCGGACGGATCGGTGATCTACGGATCGAACATGGTCTACGCCCGGATTCATCTGAAGGGCGGCCGCGCTGGACGGGGACAGAAAGTCCTCATTCCGGACCGGTCGTACATGGGAGTGCCACAGGATTTTGACCGGCGGATTCTCAATGATCCGAAAGTCTTGGATTGGTTAGGGATGGCGGGAGGCGCATCGTGATTAAAGAAGCCAAGGACCTGCTCGCGGCGGTGGTCGCATCCCGCGCTCCGAACGCCACAGTGGTCCGCTCGGCAAAGGAAGAGGCCCAGGCCGTCATGGCTCGAAAGTGGCCGCTGGTGTCGCTGATTACCAACCCCGGCACCTTCGACGAATCGGAGGCGCGGACGGTCAAGTACTACGACGACGTGGCCAAGACCTGGAAGCAGCGCTACGTGCGCGGCAATCGGGTTCTGCCGGTTCTCGTGCGGTGCTGGGCCGAGGGCGAGGAAGCCGCCGACTCCCTGTTCAGCCGGATCATCCCGGCGATTCCCAGTCGGTGGGAGCATGACGACTTCGCGGGATCGATAGAGATCGCGGCGGAGGAGCATTCGGACCATACGGGCAACACGGCGAAGCTGTACCTATCCGTCGCCGAGGTTCGGTTCAGCATACCAGCGGCCATGGAACCGACCGTGGTGCCGACCATCGACGAGATAGGCATCGCGCCCGGAGAGGTCGCGAGTCCCCAAGCCTAAGGAGGGCTTATGTCGAACGAAACCAAGGACGGCCAGAAAGACGCCGTCGATACGAGGCAGAAAGGGCCGGTGCTCTCGGACGCCAAGGCGTCCATGACGGTCGAGGAGCACGCCAAACGGCAAAAGCTGACCGCCCCGATCTTCTCCGCCGTCATGCAGTCCAAGGGCTGGGCGAGCGGAAAGAAGGTCTCCAAGAGCGAGTTTGAAGAGGCTATAAACGCCTTTTTAGGCGCCCCTATGGGAGGTAGAAAATAATGTTACCCGGCGTAAAGAACATCATCAAAGACGGCGCCATGGGCGTGCTCGGCGCCGATGCCACCGGCATCTTCGCCGCCGTCGGCGTCTCCGCCCTTCACGGTCAGGGCATCCTGACTTTCACCGATCCGGACAAGGTCGACGCGGCACTCGGCGACGGGCCCCTTCGGGATCTGATCGTGAGCGCCCTGTCCATCGCGAAGACCACGGTCTACGCCGTGGCTCTCGAAGGCTCCACCCCCGGCGTACTCTCGGCCGTAACGCCCGGATCCGGGAATACCGGAACCGGATCGATCAGCGTATCCGGGACCCCTCGGAATGAGTACGACGTAGCCGTGGAGATTCTTTCCGGCGGCGCTCTCAATGTGGCCACGTTCCGCGTCACGGTGGACGGGCTTCCCGGCAAGAGGATGACCGTTCCGGATACCCCCGGAACCTACCTCATCCCCGGCACCGGCATCACCATCTCCTTCCTTCCCGGCGCGACCGGCTTCGCCGAAGGCGACACCTTCGCCTTCACTTCGACCGCCCCGACGGCGACGAATGGCGAAGTGATCGCGGCCGTCGACACCATCCTCGCGGCGAAGCTCGACATCGAGTGGATCGCCGTGGCGGGCGTTTCCGACGCTGCCCTCTGGGCCGCATTGGCGACCAAAGCCGAGGAAGCGGCCGAAATCTACCAGTACCTCTTCTTCGTCGCCCAGGCGCGGTACAAGACCAGCGTGGAAAGCGTCGACCAGTGGGTGACGGCCCTCGCGGGGACCGAGCGCGGCACCGTGGCTTCTACGCGCCTCCAGGTGTGCGCGGGCTGGATCGAGGAATCCGACCCGAGCGGCCAGGTGGACGTGCGTGGGCTCATCGGCACCTACTGCGGCAAGCTCGCCGCGCGGAACGTGCACCAGGGACCAGACGCCGTCCGGTACGGCGCCATCACGGCCGCTACCGCCCTCGCCCCGGCCGGAATCAACGACGGCCATATCGAGACCCTCAAGAACGCCGGGTACGTGACCGCGCGGACCATCATCGGCCTCACCGGGATCTACGTGACCTCGGGGCAGATGATGAGCGAGGAAGGCAGCGACTTCGACCTAGTCGAACGCCGCCGCGTCATGGACAAGGCCTGCCGCCAGGTGCGCACCGCCCAGCTCGTCTGGGTGAACGACGCGGTCAAGGTCGGGGCAGACGGATCCCCCGAGGGCATCCAGATGCTCGTGGCGCAGAGCGAGAGTCCGCTCAAGACCATGATCACGAACGGCGAAATTTCCGACGGCTATGTCGTGGTACCGGACGGCCAGAACATCCTGTCCACGAAGAAGCTGAATACCAAGGTGCGCATCGTGCCGCTCGGCAAGGTCGCGTACATCGAGAACGAGATCG